ACGGTCATTATCAGGCGTTTATGAAGCGTTTGCGTGCGCGGTTCCCGCGGGACACGATTCGTTTTTACGCTTGTGGGGAATACGGGGAAACAAATCCCCGTACTGGTTTAAAAGATGGGGGCCTTTATCGCCCCCATTTTCATGCGTGCTTGTTTGGTTTCAATTTTCCGGATCGGAAGCCGGTAAGACTGCTCGGGCAGTCGGACTTGTTTTCGAGCGAGGTTTTAAATGCTACTTGGGGTCATGGGCATTGCACTATTGGCAATGTGACGTTTGAGTCAGCGGCGTATGTAGCGAGGTATATTATGGGTAAGGTTACTGGTGATTTGGCGAAAGCCCATTATATGTTGATTACTGAGGACGGTGAGATGATCGAGCGTGTGCCGGAGATGTGTAAGATGTCGCTACGTCCTGGTATCGGGCATGATTGGTTTAGGCGTTTCAGTTCGGATGTTTTTCCGCGTGATGAGGTTATCGCTCGGGGGAAGGCGACTCAGCCCCCGAGGTATTATGATAAGCTGCTAAGTCGTTTGGATGAGGCTATGGCGGAAGCGGTTGCGGCTGCTAGGGAGCGCGAGGGCAGGACTCGCGCGGCAGATCATACGGACAAGCGTAATGCGGTGCGTGATGTGGTGATTAAGGCTGGGATTCGGTCCCTAATTCGTGATTAAAGGAGATTTTCATGTTTCGTAATCGGTCGGTGAATGCTCATAATTTTGCGATGATTCCGCGTGCAGATATTCCGCGGTCGGCGTTTCGGATTCAGAAGACACATAAGACCACGGGTGACGCGGGCTATCTGATTCCGATTTGGGTGGATGAGGTTTTGCCGGGCGATACGTTCTCGCTGCATTGTACGGCGTTTGCGCGAATGGCGACGCCGTTGTATCCGATAATGGATAATCTCCATTTGGATACGTTTTTCTTTTTTGTGCCAAATCGTTTGGTTTGGTCTAATTGGGTTAAGTTCCAAGGTGAGCAGGATAATCCGGGCGACTCGATTAGCTACACGGTTCCTCAACAAGTGTCGCCGACCACGGGGTATGCCGTTAATTCGCTGCAGGATTACATGGGGCTCCCGGTGGTCGGTACGCCCGCGATAACGGCGGGCGTGTCGCATAATGCGCTGCCTTTGCGTGCCTATAATTTGATTTATAACGAGTGGTTCCGCGATGAGAATTTGCAGAATTCGGTTGTCGAGGACAAGGGCGATGGGCCGGATAATATTGCTAATTACACGCTGCTTCGACGTGGTAAGCGGCATGATTACTTTACCTCGTGTTTGCCCTGGCCGCAGAAGGGCGGGACTTCGGTCTCTATTCCAATTGGCACTTCGGCAGCGGTGCGTACGAGTACGACCCGCCAAGTGACAGGCGTTGCGGAGCCGGCTTACTTTGCGATCGCTACTACGGGTGCCTACCCTGCCGCGTCGCAGAGTTTGGGCGCGGCTTCGGGTAGTGGTGTGGCCGGGTTCATCAATAACGCGCCGAATTTTTCTGGTACCGCGTACCCGACTAATTTGTATGCGGATTTGAGTACGGCTACCGCGGCGACGATTAATCAGTTGCGGCAGGCGTTTCAGACGCAGCGTTTGTTAGAGCGTGATGCTCGCGGCGGTACTCGGTACACCGAGATTATTCGGTCGCATTTTGGTGTGATTTCGCCGGACGCGCGTTTGCAGCGTCCGGAGTATCTTGGCGGGAGCTCGACTCCGGTTGGTGTTCATACTATCGCGCAGAACAGTGGTACAGGGGCGTCGGGAACCTCGACGCCTCTTGGCCAGTTGGGAGCGGTTGCTTCGGTGGTGTCGCAAAGCGGTTTCAGTCAGAGTTTTACGGAGCATGGTTATATTATTGGTTTGTGTTCAGTGCGTGCCGATATGACCTATCAGCAAGGGTTGCGTAAGATGTGGTCGCGTTTGACGAGGTATGATTTTTATATGCCGGTGTTTGCGATGTTGGGAGAGCAGGCGGTTTTGAATAAGGAGATTTATTGCGATGGTTCGGCCAACGATAATAACGTTTTTGGTTACCAGGAACGTTGGGCGGAGTATCGTTATAACCCGTCGCAGATTTCCGGGCTGTTTAGGTCGCAAGTTGCGGGAACGCTGGATGGTTGGCATTTGGCGCAGAAGTTCTCGTCTTTGCCGTCGTTGAACTCTACGTTCATTGTGGAGAATCCGCCGTTGGATCGTGTTTTGGCGGTCAGTTCTCAGACTGGTAAGCAGTTCTTGATTGATACGTTTTTCGATGTTCGGGCGGCTCGGCCGATGCCGATGTATTCCGTTCCTGGCTTGATTGATCATCTGTGAGGTGTGCGATGGGTTTATTCGGTGCGCTAGGTAGTATCGCTGGGTCGTTTCTCGGTGGGCCTACTGGTGGCTCTATCGGGGGGGCGTTGGGAGGTTTTTTGGACGACTCTAACGCCCGTGATGCGGCTAATTCGTATAATCGTAAGATGGCGAAAGAGCAGCGGGAATGGGAAGAGAAGATGTCCAATACTTCCATTCAGCGGCGAGTTTCGGACCTTAAGGCTGCTGGGTTGAATCCGATGTTGGCCTATTCGCAGGGTGGTGCTTCCACGCCGTCGACGTCAGCGGCGGTTGGGACTGACGCGGGCACGATGATTAACAGCGGGTTTACGCGGGCTCGCGTCGGTAATGAGACTGAGGTTGCGCGAGCGCAGATCGAGAATACTCGGGCGGATACGGAGAATAAGATAGCGACGGCGGATAATATCCGTACGGATACTGCGCTGAAGGCTGCGCAGATTCCGGTGCAGGAATCTTCGGCGAGTAAGTTAAACGCGGAAGTTGGGCAGATTGCCCAATCTATTAAGGAGTCCATTGCGCGTGTTGAGCAGTTCGGTCATCAGAATAATTGGACCGATGCGCAGATTGCCAAGGTGAAGGCGGAAATTCCTGGCATTGTGGCTCAGCGTCAGCTGATCGGTGCGCAGACCCGGGCGTCTAATGCGTCTGCGGAGCAGTCAGGGCATAGTTCGGACGTCTTGGAGCTGGAAGCTCGGTTGAAGAATTTGGCTATTCCGCGGGCGTTTAATGAGTCGGAGTCTGAAGCGACCTGGTGGAAACGTTACGTTGCGCCCTATCTTCCCGATTTTCTCAAGTCCACCGGCGTTGCCGGTGGTATTCATTCGATTGTTAAGTGAGGTCATCATCATGGAAATCTGTCGTCAAGTGTTTGTGTACGATACGTCGCGCGTTTCGGATGAGAGCGCGTTGAGTTGTGAGGACCCGTCTTTGGCGCATCAGTCGTTCAAAGAGGAGTGTGATATCAATACGATTATCGAGCGCTTCGGGATTGGTCAGCTTCCGGATATGGAGTTGCCAGCGTTTCAGAACGCTGATTTCACGGATGTGGTGGATTATCAAACGGCGCTTAATCAAGTCATTGCGGCGGATGCGGCGTTTATGCAGTTGCCGGCTAAAGTGCGGGCGCGCTTTGGTAATGATCCTGCGGCGTTTGTGGATTTTTGTAGTGATCCGGCGAACGGTCGCGAGTTGGTTGAAATGGGGCTTGCGTTGAAGAATCCCAATTTCAAGGATGAATTTACGGCGCCAGCGGCGCCAGCGGCGCCAGCGGCGCCGGCACAGTCTTAACTTGATGTAACTGTGCTAGGTGACAGTAGTCACCTATAGATAGAGCCCCTCGGGGCTCTTTTTTTATTTATGTTTTTGGTAAAGTGGGTTATACTGTGTGTGCAGTTCTTTTTAATTTTTTTCATGGAGATGGTTATGGCCGATAAGGTTACGAAGGTTGAGTTTTCCGGTCTGGATGTTCAGTGGGTCATGGTGTCGCTAGAAGCCATGACGAAGGTGATTCAGCGGAAGATCTCTTCGGAGTTCGCGGGCAGTGATGTGATTCCGATTCGTCATCGGGAGCTGGCGGAAGTGCAGTCGGTGCTGCAGAAAGTGAGGATTGCGAATGGCTAAGTACATGGTGTGTTGCGTCTTTGACGCGGCGGTGGGTTTGCATATGCGTCCGTTTTTTGTTCAGACTGGCGGACAGGCTGTTCGGGCTTTTACCGACGAGGTCAATCGTCCTGGTGAAGAGAATGTGCTTTATCAGCATCCTGCGGATATGTCGTTAATCCGTATCGGCGAGTGGGACGAGCTGACGGCGGTTTTCGAGCGCTGCGAGCCTGAGATTTTGGTGCGTGGAGCGCATGTGCGGCGTGATTTGTCAATCCCCGATCCGTCGGGCTTGCCCGACGGGCGGAATTGACAACGGGCATAAATATATGCTAGATATGGGTTAAGCCGGTCTTCGGCTTAACCCTAATGCCAAGGAGTTATCATGCGTGTCAGTGGTCGTCATGCGGTTTCAAAGGGGCGTTCGGCCCGAAAGTTTCGTTATAACGTGTCTCGTACGAAAGGGGCCAATATGGCTGGGCCGATGCGCGGCGGTTTTCGTTTCTGATGTGTACGTGCCCGCTTCCAGCGCGGCGCGTGAACGGCCAGATCGAGTTTCTAGGTAGGACTCCTTCTGGCCGTTTTGTTTCTAATGCGTTGGCTACGCTACAAATTCCTTGTGGTCAATGTGTTGAATGTCGGTTGAAGCGTTCTCGTGAATGGGCTATTCGGTGCTTGCATGAGGCGTCTTTGCATAGGGATAATTGTTTTGTTACGCTAACGTATAAGGATGCTCCGGTTAGTCTCGATT